AGTTCATCCTTGGATTTGCTTTTATCCCACCATATATCCAAGGAATCTGGGTGATGCTGGATGTTACCCTTAACGGATTGCTTGGCGACTTCAACGAGCGCGTCTGGAAAATAACACAACAACCCCCGATACAGGGGAATCATCTTGCGCTCCTCAGCGGTTCCTTCAATTTTTGTGGTTACGGTGTCCATAGTGTTATCTCCTTTGTGTCTTTATCGTAGTAACCTTCCCGTAGGATGAACGCCATGCGAGCATTAAGCAACGCTTCGTCCTCCCCCATACCAGCTTTCTCATACGCATTAACAACAGTCTGCCATTCCACTCCCTCTTTATCAAGGAGCTTTTCAGCAGTCTTCAAGCCCACCCGAGGAACACCAAAGTATCCATCGGTGGCATCGCCGGCAAGCGTCTGGACTAGGTGCTGTCTGTCTGCTTCCTCCAAGGTCACGGTGCGTAATTCGTCCTTAAGGAAGTTATACCAGATGCACGGCACGGTCGCGAAGTCTTTGTCTCCACTAACAATAATAGAACCTGGTTCACTGCTTCCAATAATCCCAAGGACATCATCGGCTTCCAAGCGTTGCTCGTGCTGGGTTTCCCATGTGTCACAAGCCCAGTCCCGTAAAGCACCGAGGCCAAGTGGAGTTCTCTTCTCGCGCCTGTGAGCTTTGTAAAGAGGGTTGATCTCGTGACGGAAGGTGTAGCGATCTGAGAAGACCATTGTTACCTTGTCGCCTTCCTCCTCGTCCACCATAAGAATCTCGTTGATGCAGTCAGTGACCATGATGAAACAGTCCTTGAGATCCGAGAAGTCGGAGTGAACAGTGAAGATGTCATCATCCCACTTGATTTCTTTTTCGGCTGAGAACGCTGCCCTATAGAGAAGCATGTCGCCGTCGATGTATATTTTTTTACTCATAATTGTTAATGTGTTTCAGCCCAATTAGATCCTACCTTGTATTCACCGTCAAGACGGCATTTGAATTTCAACTCCTCGCCGGCCTTGGTGAGTGAATCACAGAACAACTTACCGAGTTCATCAGCGTGTTCCGGTAGACAGGAGAACTGAACCTCGTCGTGGATGTTACCGTGAAGTTCGTAAGGCAGCTTTGCGTCACGCGCAAAAACAACCAACCCCTTCTTCATAACAACTGCTCCACTCGACTGAAGCAAAAGATTCAATGCGGAGTGTGCAGAGCGACAGTGCAGCTTGCGACCATCCAAACCACCTAACCATGTCTTCCCTTTGAGGGCTTGCTCGATGCTTTTCAACAGGCGAGCAATCGCGGGGGTATTACGTTTGAAGGTTTCCTTGATTCGTTTTCCTTCTCGTCTTCCTCCACCAACAATATTACCCACCAACTCATCTCCGGCTCCGTAAAGGAAAGCGTAGATCATTTTTTTAGCCTCGTCGCGTGACGGTAACCCCGCAGCCTGTTGGTTAGCGGTGTGGATGTCACCTTCCAGGATTGTCCTTCCGTATGATCCGTTGTCGTAAGGGTGAAGGTAGTGGGCAAGACACCGTAGCTCCAATCCACTGGCATCAGCACCAACCAACACCTTGCCTTCGGGAACCGTGAAGCACGATCTACATTCCGTTCCGTATGTCGCACGAACTGCTGGCACTTGGGCAACATTAGGACGGGTGTGAGTGCATCGACCGGAGACCGCACCGTTGGTGTTAACCTCACCGTGTATGCGTCCATCCTTTACCATCTTTAACCAAGCGTTACGACCCTCGGCAACTTGCCCCAAGCGTTTGGTGATTAACAAATACTCCAACAACATATCCGCTTCCGGTGTCTCAACGCTACGCAGAACTGCTTCGTCAATCTTCGGTCGCTTCCCTTCGTAGGCTTTAGGCTTCCACCCCATGTTCATCAAGCGTTCAGCTATCTGGTCACGACTGTTAGGGTTGAATGGAACGGTCTTGGTTTTGTTGCCAGTCTTAACTGCTTTATCCGCTAACACCTGTTTCAATCCCGCTTCCTTTAGGACGAGCTTCAAGCCTCCCTTGGTGGCAGCGTGGTAGGTTTCCCCTTCAACATCAACACTCCATCCCTTCGGTGTCTTCATCTCCTCGGTGGTCGCAGGGAACATATCTTGGAGTTCATCACGCATCTCTGCACGGCGAGCCATGAGAGTCTCAGTGAGAGCATTGGCGGCATCCATATCAAAGGGCCAACCATTCATCTCTTGCACGGTCATCAACTCCGCGAAGTCATGCTCCAAGTGTAACATCTCGGACGAGGGCTTCTGATCAATGAAGTGTTTGAAGAGGGAGGCAGTCACACGAACGTCTTGCTCGCAGTAGTCCTCCATCTCTTGGCTCCATTGTGTCCAGTCCTCGGACTCCCCGTGGTCTGACTTCTGGTTACCTAAGCGAAGCCCCCATGCCTTGAGACTGTGGCGACCTCTAAGGTTCTTCGGGAACTCCTCTCCCATCGTCTTAACATCCTTTTCATAGAGGTCAGTAGAGATGACAGCAGACATGACCTTGGTGTCCACCACCTTGGCCTTGATCTCGTAGCCCAGCTTACGGAGTGCCGGCGCATCAAAGTTAATGCTGTTGTGACCACAGATGTTGTGGGCTGAGTTAAGATAATCAACACCCTCTTGGAGATCCCCCTTCTGTGAGTTGAAGGATCGCATTGAGTTGGTCTCAGCGTTGAACACACTGATGCAGTGAAGGGTTGTTAATCCACCGAGAGTTGGCCAATGGTCAATGGCGTTGGTTTCGATATCGAAGAATAGTATTTTTGTTTTCATGTTTATTAGAAAGTGATTCGGTTTATTAGTGTTACAAAGGCTTTTGCTGCTGTCGCTGGAACTACTCCGTTACCCAAGAGCCTAAGTCTGTCCACCCTGGCGGAAGACCCATTAGTTGTTCTACCCAATTTGGATTTAACTGTTCGCGGTTCTTCAAAGACTTTTTTCCGCTCATCGGGGCGTGAAGGCCAATCTCCAAGACAATAGTTGTTAGTGATTTTTGCGTCCCCTTTTTCCCAGTGTCTCTCCGTTGGTATCCAAGTCTCGCTTCGTGTGCTGCTATGGTTGGCCATGATACCAAGGATGAACACCCGCTTTCTTTGGTGTGTTGCGCCGACTTCAGCCGCTGAGAATACTCCCGCCGTTGCTCTGTAACCCATGCCTTCCAACTCTCCGAGGACATACTGGAGAACTGAGTCTCCGTCTTCGGTTTTACTGGAGATGATTCCTTCGACGTTCTCCAAGAAAACAATTCGAGGTCTGCACTCTCGGATTCCATCTCGGATGTAGGGGAACAGGTGTCTTGGGTCTTCAACGCCTTTACGCTTTCCAGCATTGCTGAAGGGTTGGCACGGGAAGCCTCCAGAGAGGATATCCACGAGTCCACGAAACTTTCGGTATGGCAAGGTTTTAACGTCCGTGAACACAGGTGCTGCATCCAACTCTCCCGCTTCCATCTTTGCAACCAAGTTCGCGATTGGGAATCCTTCCCTCTCCACGTAAGCGATCTCTCGCAGATTTGGGAGAACTCTTCTGAGTCCAAGTCCAATGCCTTCGTATCCACTACAGAGGCTAAGGTGTGTAATTGTTTCGGTATTGTTATCATCGTTTTTCATTAGAGAGCTTCAAAGTTACACTCAGCCATGCGACCAGTGATTGGGTTAAATGATAGGTTGTCGCACACTCCGGTCTCACCACTGAAGCGGTTCTTGAGAACGCGGATTGCTGTAAGGTGCTTATGCTCAGTGTCTTGTTGGTTACGCTCCAATCCCACCACCATGTCTGATAGCTGGGCAATCGCTGCGGAACCTCGGAGGTGTGCAAGACTCGTGCTGGTTCCCTCTTCATGTCCTCGTCCATCCGAGGGACGCTTAAGGTGGCTCACAAGGATTAACGCAATGCCACACTCCTCAACTAACGCACGGAGCTTGGTCATAAGGTTATCAATCATGCGGCGTTCGTCGCCATCTTGCATCCCACTCACAACAATACTTACATGATCAAGAACAACATACTCAACATCCATCGCCTTTGCCATGTGCATGACATGTGACAGCAGACGGTCGGCATCTAGGCTTCCCCAATGGTCATATAACCACATCCTTCCCGAGCCTACTGTGTTAGTGTAAGCCTCATCGAACTCTAGGTCTTCATAGATTGACTCAGGGTCGAGGTGTAGTTGTTTGCCCATCTCCAATCCAACGATACCCAACGCAGTGCGCTCAATGGATTCCTCAAGGGCG